GCACGTGGCTGATCCTCGCCGGCCGCGGCTGGGGCAAGACGCGCACTGGCGCTGAGTGGGTGCTCGACCGCGTTGAAGGCGGGGCCCGGCGCATCGCCCTGGTCGCCCGCACGGCGGCCGACATCCGCGACGTGATGATCGAGGGCGAGTCGGGCATCCTGGCCTGCGCCTCCGAGTCCCAGCGGCCCACGTATGAGCCGTCCAAGCGGCGCCTGACCTGGCCCAACGGGGCGATCGCCACGGCCTACTCGGCCGACCAGCCGAGCCTGCTTCGCGGCCCGCAGCACGACTCGGCCTGGGCGGATGAGCTCGCGGCCTGGGAGCACGCGGACGAGACCTGGGCCATGCTCATGTTCGGCCTGCGGCTCGGTGCCGATCCCCGGGTCTGCGTCACCACCACGCCGCGGCCGACGCAGGAGATCCGCGACCTGGTCGGCCAGGCCACGACGGCGCTGACCCGCGGCTCGACGATGGAGAACGCGGACAACCTGGCGCCGGGCTTCCTGGAGGAGATCGTGCGCCGCTACGAGGGCACGCGCCTCGGCCGCCAGGAGCTCTACGCCGAGATCCTGGACGACACGCCGGGCGCACTCTGGACCCGAGCGATGCTCGAGGCGGCCTACGTCGACGCGGCGCCCGAGCTGGTGCGCGTGGTGGTCGCGATCGACCCGGCGGCCACGGCGCACGAGGAGTCGGACGAGACCGGCATCGTCGTCGCCGGCCGCGGCGTCGACGGCCACGCCTACGTGCTGGCCGACCGCTCCTGCCGGATGAGCCCGGACGGATGGGCCCGGCGGGCGGTGGCTGCCTTCGACGAGCACCAGGCCGACCGCATCGTGGCCGAGGTCAACAACGGCGGGGACATGGTCGAGGCAGTGGTGCGCACCGTCCGCCCCGGCGTGCCGTACCGCAAGGTCCACGCCACCCGCGGCAAGCGGCTGCGAGCCGAGCCGGTGGCGGCGCTCTACGAGCAGGGCCGGGTGCACCACGTCGGCCGGCTGCCCGAGCTTGAGGACCAGCTGACCAGCTGGACGCCGGAGGACGCTGGGTCGCCCGACCGCCTGGACGCGCTGGTCTGGGCGATCACCGAGCTCGGCCTGGCGCGCCCGGTCACCGCCCGCGCGGTCCCGGGGCCGCGCTTCTAGGGGGCGCCCCATGTCCGGGCGGTGATAGCCCCACCGCCCGGACAGCCCCTACCTCATCCTGCCGCCGGCGCGCCGGTCAAGTCGCGTCCGGCGGCCCTGGTACGTTCCGGTCGCTGCGCAGAGGGGCTATCTCGGCGCGGTCCACAGAGAGGTCGGCCGACCTCATCGACTCTGAGGACCCCGTGTGCCCCTGATCGATGAACTGCTCGAAGCGCAGGAGAGTGCGGACCGCATCCGGTCGGAGCGGATCGCCCGCGCCTGGGCCATCTACCGCGGCGACCACCCGCGGCCCCTGCGCGTCCGGGAGGGCGAGCCGGACGACAACGTGATCCTGAACCTTGCCGGCCTTGTCGTCGACACCGGCGTCGATGCGCTCTTCGGCCAGGAGCTCGGCATCGCGGCCGAGCCCGGGGCGGAGGCCAGCGAGGCCCGCGACTGGCTCGATGCGGCCTGGGAGCGCAACCGCGGGATGCTCACGCTGCAAGCCGCCGCGACCAACGGCGCGGTGTCCGGACAGGCGGCGCTTCGCATCCTCCCGGCTGAGGGCCGCATCCCGCCGCGCCTGGTCGTCGTCGACCCGCAGATGCTGCGCGTGGTGTGGGCGCCGGACGACGTCGGAGTCGTGCTGGGGTACGCGATCTGCTGGATGACGCGCGACGATCGCTCCCAGCCGCTTGAGCGCCGGCAGCTCATCCAGCGCGACGGGGCGCAGTGGGTGATCTCGGACCAGCAGCGCGCCGGCGCCGGGCGCTGGCAGGCGATGCCGGACGGCGAGACGGTCTGGCCCTACCCGTGGCCGCCGATCGTGGACTGCCAGAACCTGCCCGAACCGAACGCCTGGTGGGGGCGCCCGGATCTGACCTCCGACGTGCTGGACACCCAGGCCGCGGTGAACCGCGTGCTGTCCAACGCGGCGCGGGTGCAGCGCATCCATGGCCACCCGAAGGTGTGGGCGAAGGGCGTCGGCGACGGCGAGGGGCTGGACGTGGCGCCCGACGAGGCGATCCTGCTGCCGGACACCGACTCAGAGATCGGCACGCTTGAGCCGCGCTCGCATGTGGCCGACCACGTCGAGCTCTACCGCGTGGTCAAGGCGAGCCTGCACGAGATCGCCCGGGTGCCGGAGATCACCGCGGGGCGCCTGGAGGGGATCGGGCAGCTCTCGGGCCTGGCGCTGCAGATCCTCTACGGGCCGCTGGTCCGCAAGACCGAGACCAAGCGCCGGCTGTACGGCGAGCTGGTGCGCACCGTCTCCCAGCGGATGCTCGAGCTCGCCGGCTTCGGCGCCGAGGTCGAGGTCGACTTGCACTGGCCCGAGGTCGTGCCGAGCGACGATCTTGAGCAGGCGACCGCGGCCGAGGCGCTGCAGCGGGCCGGCGTCTCCCGGGCCACGGCGCTGCAGGCGATGGGCTACGACCCCGAGGCCGAGGCCGAGCACCGCCAGGAGGAGGCCGCCAACCTCGGCGCGGCGCTCTTGGACAACTTCGAGCGGGGCCGCGGTGCCTGACCTCTACGAGCTGGCGGCGCGCTTCCGCGCAGAGCTGGTGCTCGGCGAGCGGCGCGCGGCGGGTGAGATGGTCCGGGCCTACCGCGAAGCTTACCGACGCCTGCAGGCGGACCTCGCCCGGGTGCAGGCCCGCATCGCCGAGGCCCGCCGCGCAGGGCAGGAGATTTCGCCGGCGCTGCTCTACCGCGAGCGGCGCATCCAGGTGCTCGAGACCCGGGTGGTCGAGGAGATCGGCCGCTTCAGCCGGAGCGCCGAGCAGGTCGTGCGCGCCCAGGCCGAGGCCGCGGCCACCCTCGGCGTCGACCAGGCCGTGCGCATGATCGATGCGGCCACCCCGCCGGGCATCGGCGTCGACTCGATCCGCCTGGCCTCCGACGCCGTCGAGCAGATCGTGGCGCAGACCCAGCGCGAGACGGCGCTCGGTCAGCTCTTGGGTCGCCTCGGGAGCCAGGCCGCGGCCGCCGTCACCGACGAGCTGGTCTCCGGCGTGGCGCTGGGCCGCAACCCGCGGGTGATCGCGTCCGGGATGCGGGATGCCTTGGGGGGCAACCTCACCCGGGCGCTCACCATCTCCCGGACCGAGGTCATGCGCGCGTGGCGTGAGTCGGCGCGCGAGACCTACCGGCGGAACGCAGACGTGGTCTCCGGGTGGACCTGGTGGTCGGCCCTCGACCGGCGCACCTGCGCTTCGTGCCTGGCCCAGCACGGCACCGTGCACGCGCTGGACGAGGCCATGGCCACCCATCCGCGCTGCCGCTGCGTGGCGATCCCCCAGCCGCGCTCGTGGAGGGAGCTCGGGGCCGCCGGCGCGGCGGAGCCCCGGCCGCCGGAGACCGGCACGTCCTGGTTCGCCCGCCAGCCGGTCAGCGTCCAGCGTGACGTGCTCGGCGCGGCGAAGCTCGCCGCCTACCGCCGGCGCGAGATCGCGCTCGCCGACCTGGTCAAGCGCGAGCGCTCCCCGCAGTGGGGGCCGTCGACCCGCGTGGCAGGGCTCCGCGACGCGCGCGAGGCCGCACGCCGCCGGAGGCTCGCCGCCTGATGGCGGGCCGGCGCAAGACCACCAGGGCGCCCGATCCGGCGCCGGATGCGTGGGCCGCGGTCGCGGCCGCACAGATGACGACCGGAGGAGTCGCTACCGTGTCAGACGACACTACGGTCACCGAGCCCCAGGCGGGCGCGGAGACCGAGCCCCAGGCGGGCATCGAGCACGAGGCCCAGGCGGCCGCCCCGACCTCCCAGGCGGAGGCGGGAGACGAGAAGCCGTCGACCGATGAGGCCAAGCAGGCCCGCGCCGAGGCCGCCAAGTACCGCCGCCAGCTTCGTGAGCTGGAGGCGAAGCTCAAGGCCAAGGAGGACGCGGACCTCAGCGAGGCCGAGAGGCAGGCCCGCGAGTTGACCGCCCTCAAGGAAGCCGTCGCCGCCAAGGACGAGCAGACGCGCACGCTGGCCCTCGAGGCCGCCATCGCCGTGCGCGCGTCTCGCATGGGGATCGTCGACCCCGACGCGGCGATGCGGCTCCTGGACCGCGGCCACATCGAGTTCACCGAGGATGGCCGTCCCGACGGGGCGAGCGTCGAGGGTGCGCTCAAGGACCTGCTCAAGGCCAAGCCCTACCTGCGCGCCTCGGCCCCGCCTCCCGGGTCGGCCGCCAACCCCGCACGCCAGGAGCCCAAGGGCGAGACCGACGCGCAGCGCCGGGCCCGGCTCTTCGGTGGCGGCGCGCCGGCCATGTTCGACCCGCAGATCGCGGAGCGCTCCGGTGGCGGCGTGATCTTCCCCTCCGAGTAACGAGGTAGACGATGCCGCAGCTCAACACCAAGGCGGACATCGCGGCCTATGTCCAGACCATCTACGAGGACGCGATGTTCGTCGCTCGTGAGCAGGTCCGGGTCGCGCCGTATGTCTCCAACTTCACCGACCGCACCGGCCTCGCCGCGCGGTCGAGCTCCATCTACTCGAGCGCCACCATCAACGCCATCAGCGATGCGGACGACCTGGCGAGCCAGGCCTTCACGCCGTCGGTGCTGTCGACGCTGACCCCGGGTGAGGTCGGCGCGCAGTTCTTCATCACCGACTCGCGCATGGAGTCGGACCCGATGATGGTCCGCAACGACGCCGCGCTCGAGCTCGGCGCCGCGATGGCCAGCAAGATCGAGTCCGACCTGGTCGGCAACTTCTCGTCGCTGACCGGCGGCACCGTCGGCGCCGCCGGTTCGACCATGACCTGGTCCTACCTGGCCGCCGCCGTCTCCATCCTGCGCGGCAACAAGGTGCCCGGCCCGTACTACGCGGTGCTGCACCCCTACCAGGTGCACGACCTGTCCATCGCCGTGTCGAACATGACGCAGGCCACCGGGCAGATGAACGCCCCGGGCGCGGGCGACGCCGCCCTGGCCAACCGGATGCCGGGCGCCCCGCTCGGCCTGGCCGGGATCATCGAGTCGGCTGAGATCGCCATCGACGGCAACGCCGACGCCTTCGGCGCGGTGTGCAACCCGCTGGCCCTGGCCCTGGACACCCGCCGCGCGCCGCGGCTGGAGCCCGAGCGCGACGCGAGCCGCCGCGGCATCGAGCTCAACCTGAGCGCCGTCTACGCCCACGGCGTCTGGCGCCCGGCGTACGGCGTCGCCGTCCTGTCCGACGCCACGACCCCGGCCTGACAGGAGGGCTGACTGATGGACGTCAAGACCATCTCGTTCCCGGTGCCGGACCCCGGCGCCGACGATAAGAAGCTGTTCGTGCTCAAGGCCCCCGTCGACTCCAAGGGCGGCGGCATCACGATCACCGAGGCCTACGCGGTCAACAACGCCACCTTCGCCGGAGCGGGGACCACGTTCACCCTCCAGCTGCTGACCGCGTCCAACGCCGGCACCCCGGCGGTCAACGGCACCGTGTCCAACATCCTGGGCTCGGCCTCGCCGTGGGCCGCCGACGTGCCGCAGCAGTTCACGATCTCCGACGGCTGGGTCGACGGCGGCGAGTGGGTCGTCCTGGACTACCAGGAGATCACCGCCGGCAACCCGACCAACTGCTACGTGACGCTGTCCTACGTGCAGGGTCGCGGGTAGCCGCAGTGTCCCGGGCGCGCGCAGCACACCGACGGGTGATGGTGGCGATCCCCCCCGCCACCGCTGCGCGCGCCCTCCTTCGGGGGGCAACGCTCGGGGGGAGCGCGTGAGGATTCTCTGGTCATCGAACGGGCCCTGGGTCTCGACCGGCTACGGCGTCCAGACCCGCCTGTTCTGCCCGCGCATCCGCGACCTCGGCCACGAGGTCGCGATCTGCGCGTGGTACGGCCTGCAGGGCGGCGTGATCGGCTGGGACGGCATGACCGTCTACCCGGGGGCCTTCCACCCCTACGGGGCGGACATCGCACCCCAGCACGCCAAGGAGTTCGGCGCCGACCTGGTCATCAGCCTGATCGACGCCCACGCCCAGCCACACGCGATGCTGAACAAGCACGGCCGCTGGGCGCCGTGGTTTCCGGTGGACTCAGAGCCCCTGCCGCGGCCGGTCATGGACGAGGTCAAGCACGCCTGGCAGCCGCTGGTCTTCTCCCGCCACGGCGAGCGCATGGCGCGCGAGGCAGGGCTTGACCCGCGCTACGTGCCGCACGGGGTCGACACCAAGGTCTACCGGCCGCTCCCACAGGCCGAGGCCCGGGAGCGGCTCGGGCTGCCGGCCGACGCCTTCATCGCGGTGGCCGTCATGGCCAACAAGGGCCTGCCCAGCCGCAAGGCCTGGCCGGAGCAGATCGAGGCCTTCGCCCGCTTCCGCCAGCGCCACCCCGACGCGATGCTCTACCTGCACACGGTGCTCGGCACCGAGATGCAGGGCGTCGACATCACCCGGTGCCTGCGCGACTTCGAGGTGCCCGAGGACGCGGTGCGCGTCGGCTCGCAGTACCGGGCGCTGCTCGGCTTCCCCGACGAGGTCATGCGGGTCATCTACTCGGCCGGCGACGTGCTGCTGAACTGTTCGATGGGTGAGGGCTTCGGCGTGCCGATCATCGAGGCCCAGGCGTGCGGTACGCCGGTCATCACCGGTGACTGGACCGCGATGAGCGAGATCACCGGCGCCGGGTGGGCGGTCAAGCAGGGGACGCCCTGGTACGTCCCCCCGCAGTCGGCCTACCAGTACCTGCCGCACGTCGACGGCATCGTCGAGGCGCTGGAGCAGGCCCGCGAGGCTCGCGGGGACGACGCGCTGCGCCGGCGGGCCGTGGAGTTCGCTGCCGGGTACGACGCCGACCTGGTCGCCCGGGAGTTTTGGCGGCCGGTCCTGGCCGAGCTTGAGGAGCGGATTCGCGACGAGGGCGCCGAGCACGCACCGGAGGTCGAGGTGGCGGCCGCGTGAGCGTCTCGGTCGTCATCCCCACGCTGGCCAGCCGCGCCGAGCTGCTGGCCCGCACGATCCGTTCGCTGCGCGAGACGGTGCCGGCGGGGGAGCTTGAGCTTGTCACTGTGCGCGACCGGCCCTGCATCGGGCGGGCCTGGAACGACGGGGCGGCCCGGGCCACGGGCGAATACCTGGCCCTGTGGGCTGATGATGTCGAGGCGCAGCCGGGGTGGTTCGACGCAGCCGTCGAGGCGGCCGACGCGGGCAACTGGCCGGCGCCGCATCTGGTCAAGACCGACGGCTCGGTGCTGGCCTGCGGGTCAATGGGCGGGGGGTGGCTCCCCACCGAGGCCGCCGATTGGGCGCCGGTCGTCTCCTCGCAGTTCCCGTTCCTGCGCCGTGAGCACTGGGACCAGCTCGGCCCCTGCCTGGAGATCCACTACTTCGCCGACGACTACCTCGCCGCCCGGGCCCGGGCACTCGGCCTCGCCGTGGCCTACCGCCGCGGCTACGCCTTGCGCCACCTGGAGGGCATCCCCGGCCGGGCGCAGATGGTCGCCCGCTCCAAGACCGACCAGGCGGCCTTCGAGCGCGCACTGGCCACGATGGCCTGGGAGGTCGTCGTCGCATGAGCCGGCGCGTGCTCATCACCGGAGGCCTCGGCTTCATCGGCTCCCACCTGGCCGACGCCTACGCCGCCCGCGGCTGGCGTGTGACGGCCCTGGACGACCTCTCGGCCAACGTCGTGCAGAACGACCACCAGACGGTGTCGACCTTCTGGCACCTGGACGCCGCGCACATCTCCCCGTTCGTGGTGGCCGGCCACGACCTGGTCGTGCACGCCGCCTCGCCGGTCGGCGCCGCCGGCATCCTCGGGGTCGCCGGGCGCATCGTCGGGCGCATCGTCGCGACCACCCAGGCGGTCGTCGACGCCTGCATCGAGACGGGCGTGCCGCTGGTCAGCATCTCGACCAGCGAGGTCTATGGCCGCACGGGCCGCTCGTCGGAGACCGACCCGCTGCAGGTGCCCGCCCACTACTCGCCGCGGCTTGAATACGCCGTCGGCAAGGCCGCGGCCGAGCAGACAGTCGGGGTGGCGGCGCAGCACCGGGGCCTTCGGGCCGTGCAGATCCGGCCCTGGAACGTCGTCGGACCGCGCGAGGCCGCCTCCAAGGGCTTTGTGCTCCCGCGCTTCTGCGACCAGGCGATGCGCGGCAAGCCGCTCACTGTGTTCGGCCGCGGCTCCCAGGAGCGGGCGCTCACCGGCGTCTGGGACCTCGCCCGTTTCATCTGCGACCACCTCCCCGACCAGCGCGAGTGGCACGGCCAGCCCTACAACGTCGGCGCCGAGTCCAACCGGACCTCGATGCTGGCGCTCGCCCACCGGGTGCGGATCGCGCTCGGCTCGTCCAGCGAGGTCGTCTTCACCGACGGCCGCGCGGTCTTCGGCCCGCTGTTCGAGGAGGCCGCCGGCACCACCAAGCTCCCCGACGCCCGCCGGGCCGCGGCGCTCGGATGGGCGCCTGAGTACGACCTTGACCGGATCATCCACGCCACGGCGATTGACATCGCCCGCCCGGTCGCTGAGGCCGCCTGATGGCCAGGGCCACGATGAGCGACCTCATCACCCGGGTCCGGGCGCTGACCGGCGCCGGCACCGCCGACTGGAGCGACGACCAGGTCCAGGACGTCCTCGACCGCCACCGACTGGACCTGGTGCGCGAGCCGCTGGCAGCGGATGAGGAGTACGCCGGCGGGACGCTGACCTGGAAGACCTACCGGTCAGGCT